AGGACCAGTGGCTCCCGGTCACCCCCATCACCGCCAGGATGTTCGGCGGGATGGTATCCGGCATGTGTTCGGCCCATGCCTGGGTCACGTCGGCATAATCCTGCGCCAGCGCGGCTTCGCCGGTGGCATGGTTATCCGCGTTCGAGGCGTTCGTGGCGGCGGTCTGCGCGGTCGTGGCGTAGGTTTGCGCGGTATCGCGGGCGGCAATCGCCGCGTTCGCCGCCGCCGTGGCGGTGCTGGCAGTGCCGGTGACCGCCGTATTCGAGTGATCTGCCGCCGTCGCCGCCGCCTGAGCGGTAAGCGAGGATGCCCCCGCGGCGCTGGCGAAGCCCTGGGCCTGATCCACCAGCGGCTGGACCTCAGCGATAATATCCTGGGCGATGTCGTCGAACAGGCCGGACACCAGCTGGCTCTGACCGACCGAACTGGCCTTCAGCGTGCCGTCAGTGTTCAGGCTGGTGGCGGCCCAGGAGAGGGTCTGGGTGAGGGCGGTATTGGTGTTATCGTAGTCCGCGTCCATCCGGTCGCCCGGCGGCGGCGCGGTGGGGTTGGACGCCTGCCAGCCGGTGAAGGAATACAGCCGGCTCGGGGGCGCGGGCTGAGCGGCCTGGGGTGCGACGCCGGAGCGGGGGGTTTTGGTCAGGGACATCACAGATCCGCCGAGGCGGTGAAAGAGTAGGTGCCGTAAACATCGCCCGGAGCCGCCGCCACTATTTCAAACGCAAACATATCGCGCTGAAATGTCTGAACGTCCGCGCTGGCCAGGTTTCCCGCGTTGGTCTGCGCCGTGAGCGTGACAAGCGGAACGCGAAACATGGTAGGGGCCAGGGCATACATCGATTGAACGGTGCCGCCTGCCAACGTATAGCCGCGCGTAGATACAACCCCGGATCGGAAGAACCGCTGGCAGTTCGCCAGATCATAGCGCGGGTCCGGCTTCTCCAGCGGCGTGGCGGCGCTGCCAATCTCCAGCTGCACGCCCCAAATATTGATCGTGCCGGACTGCACGCCGATATTGCCCGCATACACCGCGTCATTTGTCCCGGATGAATACCAGAAAGTCAAAGTCGTATGGCTATTACCGTCAGTCCCCAGTGTTTCTCCGGATGTGCTTTGCAAAGTAAATGTCAGGCTATACCATTGGTAGCTCGTTGCCAGGGTAACCGACTGCCCCGCACCGTAGATGGTTACCTCCGACGTGCCGCCCGTCGTGCCCAGATTTTGGTTGAGGGACACGCCGAGTTTCATACCTGCCGTGCCGACAGCCCAGAATGAAACCGTCACGGTTTTGCCGGCGAGCCGGCGCACATCCTCAATATGCTGATACAGTATCGTCGATGCACCGGGATTGGTGCTGCCCGCAACAGTGGCGGCCATGAAGACTGTCACAGCTTCATCACCGATCTGGGCACGGCCGGCATCGCTTATCGGCTGCACCGCGAAATTTACCGTATCGAACGATAACTGCATCCCCCAGCGATCAGCCGTGTAGCCGCTCGCCGTAAACGGCCCCGTGCCACGCTGATGAACGGCAAACTGCGCATTATGCAGCAGGTTACGGCCAATGTTCGACGCTGCGGTGCCCGTGCCCGTGCCAAACTTCATCACCGCCTGGTTGGCCCACCACCGGGAGGACCAATGATCACCGGTGATGTCCATAACGGCCAGGATATTGGGCGGGATCGTGCCCGGCATGTATTCCGCCCATGCCTGGGCCAGGATGGCGTAACGGTAAGCCAGCGCGGCGGCGCCTTCGGCGTCGCTCACGGCATTGTCATCACCGCTGTCCCGCAGAACTGGCTGCGCCAGGCTGGCCTCGACCCAGTCGATCACGGCCGAGATCGCCGCGCGCAGGCGGTCAAACTCCGCGTCCAGGCGGTCACCCGGGGGTGGCGCGGCCGGATTGCCCACCTGCCCGCCAGTGAACGAATACTGCCGGGACGAAGGCACAGGCGCAGGCATAGGCACCAAAGCTGTAGCCCTGGGGCGCTCCGTCACGGACATGTGAGTTGTGTCTTTGCTACGTCATGTTGACGACACTACACACGACGCGACAAAAGACGCAACCATCCTGTTGAGGGGCGGGTTCTTGTGCGATGCACAATCGAAACGAAAAGTCCAGTGCTGGAAATTTGGCCGAGAGGTCGATCATGGGTTCAACGCGGCCGGCCGCGACCCCCGGGAGGGGGCGGCAAGCCCGGTGGCGGGACCAGGGACGAGGCGTCAGGACCATGGCCCTCCCTTGGCCAGGGAGGGCCAAAGTCAACGGGACCAATGGGTTAAGCCCAGTTCGCACACTTCCCGCAGGCGTTCTAGCTCCGAGACCAGATCGTCCCGGGACAAGATAGCCAGCCCCTCCGAGGCTGAACGAGAGGGGGCCATTTGGTGCCGGCCGAGGCGCCCATCTAACTCCGCGAGGGTGCGTGCGGCTTGCACTCTGGCAGTCGCGGAAGCCTCTTCATTATCGATAACACTTCGTAACGCTCGGCGTTCATAACCCTCAATTTCTGTCGTGTCCCGCCCCGATAACACGCTTTGTGCTGGTCCCGCCCTGGTCCCGCCCCGTTTGTCCCGCTTTGTCACCCGTGTCCTGACCATGGTCCCGTCCCTTTTGCCGGGGGCGCCTGGCGCACCGTGTCCATCGCCTGGCGCTGCACTCGTGCCCAGTAGAGCGGCGCCTGGTCCCGCTTGTCCCATGCCTGAACCAGTGCCAGGCGGACCGGCGCGCGCTCTGCCAGGCGGACGAACGTGAGATCCCGCCACACCGGCAGCGCCATGAGATCCGGTGGCAGCAACCCGAGACGTTCCATGCGGCAAAGCATCCTACTTTCGGCGCGTCCGCCACCGTCCCCGGCATGCCACTTCGCCCCGTGTCGCCGGCAATGGTCATACCCTCGCACCGCAAGGTCACGGCATCGCTTACACTTGCGTTGCTCTGCCCACGGGACCTGACACCGCAGTAAAGCCGCGATGCTGTTGGGCGAACCGCGCCAGCCGCCCACCCTCGTTATTTCGCCGACCTGAGCCATTTTGCTGTTGTCCCGCCTGTTTGTCGTGTTATGTGTTGCGTCCCGGCGTGACTAAGCCGGGGCACGAGACACGACACCGCGACACCACACCACACCAAAGGACACCAATCAAATGGCTTACCCCTCCCACGTTGCCCGTGGCGCGCTGCGCCACGCGCTCCGGACGCATCCCGACGCCGATACCGTCTTGAACGGCCGGCGCGTCAATGACCTGACCCTTGACCAGCTGAAAGACGCGCTAGGTCAGCTGGGCATCAGTCACAGTCAGGTCACGCTTGAAGCCTTGCACGGCCAAGCCGCGATACGTGACGCATTACAGACCCCGAACAATTGGCAACCTGACCAGGACACCGCACCCATGGCGGACACCATCGACACCCCCGACGCAATGATTGAGGCCGAAGTCCAAACCATCCGTGGTCTGATCATGACAGGCGGGTTCGCCACCCTGGACGATAGGCTGCGCCAGCTGGTGACCGAGGCACGCAAGCCGGCCGTCACGGTAGAGGTTGTGCGCGAGGTTCAAGTGGACGTCATCCCTGGCGCACGCCCGATCCACACCGCGAAAACCACCGGGACCAGCGAAGCTTGGCGCGACCTGTTTGGCGTGACCGGGACCATGGGCAAGCGGACCACCGCGATTTGGGATGCCACGCATCCCGATACACCCAAGGTGAACGATAGGTATCTTTGGCCACACCCGCAGACCGAGACTGCGCTTTCGCAGTTGGCGCGTGGGCGTAACGTGATGCTGTATGGTCCCGCCGGCACGGGCAAGACCGAGTGGGCGCAACAGCTCGCCGCGCGCACTGGCCGGCCGTTCGCGTTGATCTCATGTGACACCGGCACCGATGCTTCAACGCTCGTGGGTATGACCGTGCCCGACGCATCCGGTGGCGTGACTTGGCAGGACGGTCAGCTGACCCGGGCCATCCAGACACCGGGTTGCGTTGTGTGCCTTGACGAACCGAGCGTTGCACGCCCTGGCGCGCTGTTTGTCATGCAGAACGTACTGGCAAACAGGATGCTGTTTATCGCCGAGACCGGCCGTCGCGTGTGCGTCGCGCCGGGCGTGTTATTCCTGACCACCGACAACACCAACGGGACCGGTGGCGGGGCACGCAAGGGATACACTGACACCAATCGGCTCAATGCGGCTTTCCTTGACCGGTTCGGCGTGCGTGTTCGCGTGGATTATCTGCCGGCTGACCGTGAGGCTGACGTAATTTGTGCTTACACCGGCTGCACACCGGAACTGGCAAACCTGTTGGTTTCAGCTGCAACGGTCACGCGTGCGGCCGCTGACAACCAACAACTCTCGCACGGCATCGGGCTTCGTCGGTTACTGGCATGGTCCGAGCTACTGCAAGACGGCATCGATGCCGAGTATGCGTTTCAGTCAGCCGTGCTGAACTGTGCGGCGGAACAAGACGTCGAAACGCTACGCGAACAATGCTTGTTGGCCTATGACCAAGGCAACGTCACGCGCGCCTTAAAGGGCCGTGGGACCAGCGTTATGGACGCGTTCAATCCCGACCCTGCCATCACCAATCCAAGCCCGGCCGGCCGTTCCGCCGCTGCCAGCTTCACTTCCGTTTGAAAGGGGCAAAACACCATGCCCAGATACATCGACGTAGTTCACGCCACGCAAGAGACCGCAGTGAAAATCCTCGCGTTGCGCGAGGGCAAGGTTGCGCGGGAAGTTGTCGTCACCACGAACGGAGGCGCCACCGCCTCTGTATCGTGGTCCGACCGGACGCCACTGGTCACGCTCAACATGCCCGGGCTGCCACCCGACGCGGTGTTGACCAGGGCGGAGGCTGACCGCCTCGTGGCCTTCATCGTCCATGAGTGTTGTCACGTCCTGCACACCAACAAGGGCGCATGGGAGCGGGCTTGTCAGGCTGGCGAGCGTGTCCGCCATTGGACGAATTGCCTCGAAGATATCCGGATCGAAGCGGTTGAAATCAAAGCGGGGGTGTTCCCTGCTTTGAAATCGCTACTCGGGACCATGTCGAACCATTTGTTTTTGGAGGCACTGCCCAAAGCTGCCGGCATGGGCGTGACCATTGGCCAACGGGTTAGCGATGCGCCGTATGTGGCCAGTGTGCTGGGACGCGTCGCCAACGGCTACGCGATACCAGCCGCGCACACGCTCGCCGCTGATATGTCCCGGGACGTCAAGGCGCTGGTCAATCATGCCCTGGCAGGCGTCCGCCGCTGCCAGTCCACCGACGCGGTGCGTCGCTTGGCCCTTGAACTGGTCCGCATGGAACAAGCCCAAGCCCAGGCTCAGGCCCAGGCCCAGAACGGCCCTGGCGCCCCTGGCGAGGCCCAGGACGGGCAGGACGGCCCTGGCCAGGACGACGAGGCCCGGGACGGCCCTGGCGCCCCTGGCGAGGCCCAGGACGGGCAGGACGGCCCTGGCCAGGACGACAAGGCCCAGGACGGCCCTGACGCCCCTGGCGAGGCCCAGGACGGGCAGGACGGCCCTGGCCAGGACGACAAGGCCCAGGACGGCCCTGGCGCCCCTGGCGAGGCCCAGGACGGGCAGGACGGCCCTGGCCAGGACGACGAGGCCCAGGACGGCCCGCCTGTCGTGTCGGGCGATGCGCCCGATATGACCGAGACACTGGCCAAAGTCGCCGCTCGGGCTGGCATCGATGACCTGCGCCGCCATGCCCGCATCAACGAAGCACACCGGCTGATCACGGCTCAGAACGTCATCCGCCCTGGCGATGCCAGCGCGTATCCAGCCGTGGCCAATCGCATACACGCCAATGACCTGACCGCGCGACTGCCGCGCAACTCGGTCCTGCATGGCCAGATTGGCAGGCTGCTGGTCTCCGAAGAGGTTCACCGGAAGACGCACCATGAGACGTCGGGCAGACTGGATCGCCGCGCCCTGGTCCGCATGCGCGCCGGGGCGCTGGATGTGTTCTCGCAACGCGACGATACCCCCGGGATGGACACGGCCCTGTTGATCCTCGTGGACGGCTCTAGCAGCATGGGTGCCCCCGTCTACGCCGGCACCGGCACCGTCAGTCGCATGGCGATCGCCCAAACCGCCGCATGGCACATTGCCCGCGCCGCCGAAGCCGCCAACGCCAAAGTTGCCGTTGTCGCGTTCCACACGCGATTTGACCAGCTGGGCGCGCGCACACACGACAACCCAACCGGCGCCGCGTTAACCGTGGTCAAGCCGTTCACGACGCCCATGGACAGCTGTGCGGTGGCGCTTGGGGGTATCGATGCCACCGGCTACACGCCCCTGGCGCCCGCCATCCTGGGCGCTGCGGGCATGCTCGCCGAGGTCAACGCCACCCGGCATATCCTCATGGTGTTGACGGACGGCGAGTGCGACTACGGCAACGACGCCGTTACCGCAGCGTGCGCGTTAGCCGAAGACCTGGGCGTAGAGACCGTGGGCGTGGGCATGGCGTGCGACGAGGTGACGCGGGCTTTCCCGCCGCGCTACTCGGTCAACGTGACCGACCTGGGCCAGCTGGCCAGCACCGGGCTTGGCGTCCTCGTGGCGATGCTGGAAGACGCTAACCCGCGAGGGGGCGGGAACGACTAGGCCACCGCCGGTGGCCACCCCCCGCGCCGGCCGTCGCGTGCATCTGGCACGCGACGGCCTTGGCTTGACCGTATGCGGCCTTGTCGCCGCGTCCCTGGGCAGCAAGGGCGTCTGGCGCCCCTCGTGGGCCATGACGCCGCCTGCATGGCGCTGCGCCGCCTGTCGCCGCGCCATGGCGTCCTGGCAGGCTACGCGACCACGGGCACCCCTGGCATGGGCGGGCTGGCAGGACGAAGGGTAGCGCCCTCGTCCGCCGCGCCGGCACCGCGAAGCATGTCGCACGCGAGCGAAGCGAGCGTGCGACCCCAACGCCCTACGGAGGTTTTGGCCCGACTAGCAGGGACGCACAGGGACGCTTATTCCCTATGCCTCTCACACCCGCGCACACACACACATAAGGGGCATACGGAGGATGCGTCCCTGTGCGTCCCTGAACAGCACTTGGTCGGCGTTTTTACCCAACATTTTGTGGTATAAGTCTTAGTCCGACTAGAGTTCTGACCCCATTGCTCTTCTCATACTGGCATTTCGGGAAGCTGCTCAGCACTTTCTGGCTGAACTCGCGTTCATGCACGACCGGCACGCACTGGTTGTCGGCGCACCACGTTCTGTAGTCCTCAAAGCCTGTGCGCGGCGTCATGACATGGTCCGGGCTGGTCCCGAACTCGCACCTGTCGACGGCCCACGCCTTGAATGTATCCTGCTCGTCCAAATACGTGGTTGTCGCCGCGGTCGCGGCGCCGGGGATCAGCGCCGCCAGCCCACCCATCGCCCTACGGAGGTTTTCGCCCTCGATCGCCCGCGCCAGGATACCGGGGTATTCCGGCACCAGCCGCCCTTTCAGGCTGGCGTCGGCGTGCGTCGGCGTCTGGGTGAACGGCGCCAGCACGAGCCTGCGTCGCATCGCCTCGTCCACGTTGACGATGCGCGGCTGATGGTTGCCCATCATGGTCAGCTTGAACTGCGGCTTGAACTGGAAGAAATCCTTGTGGGTGAACCGCGCAGCGACCGCGCCCCCTCCAGTGAGTTCCTTCAGCCGCACCGCGTTGAACGTGGCGCTTTCCTCGATCTCGTTGGCGATCACCGCTCTGGCCCCGGCCAGATTGGCGATCTCGGTCGGGTGCGCCGCGTGCTTGCGCTGCATGAACGTGTCTATCGACGTGACCACGGCGTAATCTCCCAGGATGTCCGTCATTACGCCGACGAACGTGCTTTTGCCGTTGCCGCCGGGACCAAAGATGAAGACGAACTTTTCCTCGCTCGTGTCGCCGCTCAGGCAATATCCGAACCATGCCTCCAGAAAGACGATCAGCGCCACGTCACCGCCTGTGCTGTCCCACATGAACTGGTCCCACACCGGCGTGGGCATGCCCGGGTCGGGCGCCACCGCGAGCTGCCTGGTGATCAGATGTCCGGGGTCGGGCGACGCACTGGTCCCGGTCCTGAGATCGACCTCGCAGCCTGGCGCCCCGACCAGCCACGGGTCCGGGTCCCAGCCCTTGCCGTCCACCGCCAGCCGGCCGTCCGCCCGCGCCGCCCGCTCGATCGCCCCGGCGACGGCGATCTTGCCCAGCGCCTTGACCGATGCGTCCGGCATCCGGCGGAACGCCCGCGCCAGTTGTCTTGCCCAGCGGAACGCCTGCGCCGTGCCGTCTTCCTGCCAGTAACTTGCCTCCCACCATACGAACCACTTCTGCCGCAGATGGTCGAACCGCAGACCCCCGGCGTGTTCGGCGGCGAACGCCAGGGCCAACCCGTCCTCGGTGCCGTCGCAGGCCCCCAGCACGCGCTGGGCGGCCTCCTGGGCCTCTTGCGCGGCCTGCCCGGCCCATGCCGCCGGGTCCACGTCCTCGAACTCGAACGCCGCCACGATCTTCTGGCCCTCATCCCGCAGCGCCACGTCCAGCTGCTCGCGGAAGGCGCCCTGATTTCTCCCTCGGCGCTCACAGTGGAAACAGTGGAACCAGCCCTTCTGGCCGCGGCCGCCGATCGCCGGCACGTATTCGGCGCCCGACAACGGCCGTGTCGGACCATGCTCGGCGATCCAGGGGCATTTTATCGTGGCCGCCCAGAACCGGTCCGATGTGATCTTGTCCCCGATCACCCGGCCGCCCTCGTTCAGCGCCTGATA